TCGCCCGATAGAATTGGGCCTTCAAATGTGGAACGTGCCATAATAAATTGTCCTATGCAAAGTAAGCTCATACCAATCGTTGCATCGTCTGCTGGGGCAGTCCGGTATAAGCAATCACCCAGTTAGCGTTAGTTTACTCTTTTTTAGTTTTTGTGCAAGGATTTTTAAGTAAAATGATAGAAATTGGGCAAATATTTTGAGGGGTTATGGGAAATGAAATTCACAGTAAAAAAAGTAGACATCAGAAATCTGGCTATTCAAAATCTCCTACTATTCCTTCAAAGACAGATACTACCCGCGGATTCCCCTTACAAGCCGGACCGGGGTCATTGGTGGATTGCGTATGCAGAGTGCGGGAAGCCTGTAGCTTTTGCGGGTTTGGTGCGCTCACAGAAATGGAACGATACAGGTTATTTATGTAGAGCTGGCGTGATGGATGGTTTTACTGGGCACGGTTTACAAAAGCGTCTTATACTTGCGCGAATCAAACAAGCTAGGAAGTTAGGATGGAATTGGCTAATTACCGATACAACAAACAATCCAGCATCATCGAACTCGCTGATCAATGCGGGCTTCAAAATCTATCGACCCGGCCAGCCTTGGAGCTGGAAACATTCAATCTATTGGCGATATAAGGTAAACCCAGATGCCGTACAAAGACAAGAACGTGCAAAAAGCGTACTACAAGCAAAGCAGCCGTAAGTATTACGAAAAGAATAAAGAAAAAGTTAGGGCGGCAATAAAGTTAGTAAACAAAGCCAACAAAGAAAAATGGCAAGAATTTAAAGCAACATTAAAGTGCGCAGTATGTGGAGAAAATCATCCGGCTGTATTGGACTTTCATCACATAAACCCAAAAGACAAAGAGTACTCAGTAAGCCGCTTGGTTAGCGATAGAAGCTATACCAAAGCAATGGAAGAAGTAAAAAAGTGCATAGTGCTATGCGCCAATCATCACAGAATACACCACTGGGATGAACTAAAAAACCCCGACAAATAAAAAACCCCCCAACCTTGTGAGCTGGGGGGTTACATCAACAGTCAGAAACCGTTGAGGGGGTAGTTCTTAGAAAGAACCGCTTGAGCCCCATGCTCCGAGTGGATCAGACCAACCGAAGCTATAACGCTCACGTGATTTGTAACGTACGTTACCTGTATCGAAATCACCGTCCATGCTGTTTTGCAATGGTGTACGCTCGAAGTGCTTCAGACCGTTTGGAACGTCGGTTAACAAGAACCAAGCGTTGATGTCGGTCAAGAAGTGGTTAACAGTGTAACCTTCTGGAACGGTACCATTGTTTTTAATGGCGTTGATATCGTTGTTGTTGGTACCAACACGGAGGTTAGTCTCAAGCAAACGAGTTGCAACGAACATTAATGATGGTGGGATTACCAATTTACGTGGCTTAGCAGCGATCAAGAGACCACGCTCATCTGTCCAAGCGGCGATTTGAATGGTAGCGGCTTCCAAAGAAGTCTCATTCAAGTCAACTGGGGTAGAAGGAACGTTGCTGTTTGTGCCGCCAGATACCAATGGGTGAGCATTGCTGAACAAAGATACGCCGTCGCCACCAACATAGCTGGAGCTGAAGCCGTTGTTCAATACAGATGCTGCTTTAACTTGCTTGGTATAGGACATAGCGCGAGCCAATGCTTTGGTGTAACGAGCAGACAATGAGTCATACAAGTTATCTTCAATCGCTTCTTCAGTGATTGAGAAGCCCAAAGCAATGGTTTCGTGTGAGTAACGAGCTGTGAAAGCTTCTTGCGCATTGTCATAAGAAATTGCGCCGCCTTCGTTCTTGACTGGAGCAGCCGAGAAGCCAGACAGTTTGGTTTCTTCTTCAAATGAACGCTCAGAAGATTCAGTTTCGTAAATCTCTTTGTGCTCTTCGCCGTAGCGTTTGTACTCTAAACCAAACAATGCGTTTAGACCGGGGAGTAGCTCTTTTAAGAGCTGTGAACGTGAAATAGCCATGTTATAGCTCCTTTATTAAGCGGTTGTACCAGCGGACTGATAGTACTGATGCACGCCAAAGTTCAACTTAACGATGCAATCGGTATATGCGTCACCGGGGTTAGATGGGAAGTTGCCACCGAAAGTAGAGCTGGAGTTAACCAAGTCGACAATCTTGACAGCCAACGCGTTTGTATTAGCAATAGTAGCTGACAACGCAACAACTGAGTTACCAGAAGTTGTATTACCAGTTGTAGAGCTTGTACCACCGGTGAAGTTTGCCAAAGCAGCAGTCTTACCGATAGAACCGTAACCAACAGAACCCAAGCTTTGAACTTGGAACAGTTGATCTGGGTCTTCTACTACGCGAATGAAAATATTGGTGTAACCAGCAGTTACGGCGTTTGCAGGCAGATATTCTGCATACAAAGGATAGCCGAGTTGCTGACCAGATAACTGGTAACGAACACCAACGCAAACACCAGCGATACCAACAGAGCTGGTAGTTGGTGAAGCTGTAACAACAGTAGGTTGGCCAGCTGCGGCTGCACCTAACTGCACTAAGTCGCCGGTATAGATTGGCGCTGTATTGTTTGTAGTCATCAAATACTCACGGATTGTTCCGCCAGTAAACGATTGACCGCCGATTAGATTAATCGGCTTTAGTCCATAAGGACTTGATACTGTGCTCATAAAGCCTCCTAAAAATTATTTTGTACCGCTTCCAAACCCGCCACCCTTACTAACTGTCGTTTTACGGTCAGAGAATAAAGGCATACGAGCATCATTGTTCCGCATGAAATGGTTATCAACCGAGTTCATTTGGTCTTGTGCTTGCTTCTGGTAATACTCATCTCGTGCTGCTAGTTTCTCAGTAAGGATCTTACAAAGCATTAGACCACCCACTTCAACGTTACCTTCCGCATTACCCGGTAACATAAGCTCAGGATGATCCGCTGCCTTTACAGGCTCGTAACCGTCACGAAACTTTTGTGACACGTTAGTAGGAACATCTTGCCCATTTACCGCTGTTGCTACCCATCTGAAGCTATAACCATCTTGAGGAGCTGGAGTAGGTAGTGTTGCTGCAGGTTGATAAACTGCACGAGTTTGACTTTTTTCACGTGTGTCAATATCACGGGGTGTGCGACTATTAGCCATTACGGGCCTCCTGTTTTAAAAATTCCTTAGCATACAATTCACGTGGGATTCCAAGTTTGTCAGCAAGTGCTGCTTGAGTTGCTGTTAGCTTGACTGTTTTTTTCGCTCCCGTAGTGCGGGACGCTGAAGCCACCACTGTTGCCGGTTTTTTAGCAGGTTCCGTTTGTTTACGGCTAGGTGTCGAATCCTCAAATACATCAGGAAACACCGTCTTTATGCGAGCATCAATGCGCTCGAAGTATTCTTCACTACGCGGGTCAACACCCGTGGCGACTAGCTTTTGGTGCAGTCCAAGTGCGAAGGCTGTCATTTCTTCATATCCCGGGCTACCGAACCACTGGTTTTTGGCTTGCCAGCGCAAGGTTTTTTCGTCGGGCCGTGGGACATCTTGTACCGATGGTTGTATTGTTACATCCTTTTCCTCTGTTTGTAAAGGGGTTGGCTTAAAATTTTTCGCCGCTTCCTTCTTAAACATTGCAGCAGTCAAAGCTTCGTTGGCAGCAATAATAGCGTCGGTATCAAAAGACTCTTGCGCTTCTTTCAACTTACGACGGGCTGCGTCCATCTCGCTTTCGGCAGCAGTCTTCATCATTTCTTGGTATGAAGTTTCGCCGGTTTGTACGTACTGCTTAAGTTTTTTGTTCTCTTCAAGAATCTGTTGAGCCAACTTCAAAGCCTCTTCACGCTCACGCAGTGCTGCTTCTTTTGCACGGCGCTCGTCATGACGGGCATGGGTTAACTCCTTGATTCTGCTCTGAACTCCCTTTGTGTAGCCATCAATCTCTTCTTCCGAAGGATCATCAACTTCACGTGCTAGGGGTTGTGCCTTACGGTCACGCTCGGGGGTATCGTCTTCAATGACAATCTCCGCCTCATCGCCTTCCGCTGTTACTTGTAACTCTTCTCTGTCTTCCGCTGTAGGAAATTCTTTATCCTCATCTGGAAACTTAAATTGCTCATCCATGGTAGCTCCTTATTAAACGCGTGAAATGCCACGGGGGTCAAGAACTGTGCCATCAACTTGATCGTCGTTAATGATACGGAACTCTTTTCCGTGAATCTTGATTCGGGTGCCGGTGTATGGGCGTGTTAGGATAAAGTCACCTTCTTGGCACCAAGGCCCGTCTGGGAAACGATCTGTATCCTTATATGCTGAAACACCTAGGCGAATAACAAACAGGACTGGGGAAGTTAACTCCTCAACCATCTTTGTTTCATCAGCCTTAATAATCCCGCTATCAAATTTATCAGTTGCATCAACCAAGGCACAAAGAATCTTATGACCTGATGGCTGGGGCATCTGCGTTGCTTTTTCTACAGCGTCCATGGCTGCCAACTCTTCTTCAGTCGGAGCATTTTGCTTTACCGGCATATCTACGCCGGGTGGAAGGATTAACCCCTCCGGTGGTAAGGCGATGTTACTCATCGTTTTCTTCTTTCTGTAAATACTCAGCGAGGTCAAGTAAGTGGCGCTCTGCGAAAGCTAGACCTCGAATCACTCCGCAAAGCTCTTTGTACTGCTCAAAGGTGGTGCACTGACCATTTGCCAAATCATCAGTGTAGTTATTCATATCTGTGCGCAACTTGTCACGCATTGCGGCTATGAAATCAGCCGTTAGTAGGTCGATCACTCTTCAGTGCCTCCTTCAGGTTGGGTTTGTTGGTTTAATAAATCAGACTGGTGGGTAAACAAATCTTTGGCAGTATTGACCTTGTGGTGCTTATCCTGCTGTTGGATTTGAGCCGCTTGCAGTGCAACATCGGCTGTGGCTTTGTGTTTGCCAACGCGTTTGTCTTCTGCTTGTAGCATGATATTGGCGGTCTTGTTAAACGCTTCTTGCTTAAGTTCCTGTGCTTTGAGCGCCAATTCTTGTTGCTTGAACTGGGCATCTTGCGCATCCTTAGCTTTCTTACGCTCGAGTTCGCCTTGTTTAACCTGCTGGTCAATAAGCTGTGCCTGCATAACTGGGTCTTGCTGGTTTTGCTGGGCTTGTTGTTGCGAAACAACAGCTTGAGATTGAGCCAATACTTGTGGAGCAGCCTGTGCGACCAGCTGAGAAATCTGAATCTCCATATCTTCTGGCATCTCTGCGTCTGGTGCGGGTAGCGCTGCACCCATAGCTTGCTCGATCTTGTTTCTATAAGCAAAGCCTAAATGTTCGGCAATATGCGCTTGCATGGCTCCCTGAATTGCTTGAGCTTGTGGGTTTTGGCCAATCAGCTGCTGAACTAGCGGATCCTGCATAGCCATCTGGTGTACCTTGATATGAGACTCGTGGTCTTGGTACATAAACGCTTTTAGTGGCTTGCCTTTTAGGGCAGCCATGTTTTCACTTACAGGATCTCTTGGCTTCTGGTCGTCCTCCAAAGGCACCAGTTTGTCGGCGTTTTTAATTCCAAGAACGTCAAGCATCTGCCGGTGCAGCTGGGGAAGGTTATAAATCTGTGGTGCTGACTGCGCCAATTGGATAACAGCTTGGTACTGGACCACTCTCTGAGAAAGGGTGGCCGCGTTAGGATCGGATACAGGTAGCACGTCCACATGACTGTAGTCGGACTTTTTGACGTGGTAGTCACCGCTTTCTGGCTCATAGTTGTAGTCATCGTCGGTGTAGTCTCGGATAATCCCAGCGAGGAGTTTTAGTTCTTGTCTTAAGGCGTAGTGTACGCGAGCCTGAACTGCAGACATTACCTTAAGGGTTCTCTCTAGTATAGCTAAAGTTGTACCCACTGGGGCGTTAGCCGACATATCAGAAATCTGCATATCAGAAGTTGCTGCAAAGCGACGACCTTCTTCAATGATTTTATCCATCAAACCTGCTAAAACTGCAGATGGCTCTTTGTATGGGAGTGGCAGAATGTTGTCACGAATAGTTCCGCTACCGACATCAACGTCTCTAAACTCACCCGGAGCGATAGGTGTGTCATCGCCCTTAATACGTAAACCTCTAGACTTCAGGCCACCCGGCAGGTTCGATAGGGTTCCGGCATCGACAAGCTGGCGCAAGATGGAAGTAGCTGACTTAGCAAAACCGCCAATAAGATGGAATAAGCCAAAGCCATAAGCACCGTAGCCGGGTATGTACTGGTAATGAACAAAATGATGTCTCTTAAGACGGAGCGGATCTTCTTCTTTCCAGTTTCTACGAATCGCAAGAATCTCATTTGTACCTCTAATCATAGTTACAACATATGGCAGAGCAATACCGGTCATCTCTCCACTGTCGTCTTTATCTTCAAAGCCGGGTAAATCTAAATCAACGTGCGCTTCGTACAACTCAAAGCGATCATCGTACGTAGCTGTAAAGCCGGTCTCTTTATCTTTCTTTTCTTGAATCTCAGTGCGGAACTTTTGTGGCTCGCCCAGCTCAACGTCTCTGTAGAATCCAGCGCGTTGTAGCTTAACTAGGTCAATCTTAGTCTTGCGCATGCGATGTACTACACGATGGCATGATGCAATCTCACTAGCGCCATATGGCAGGATGATGTCTTCTGCTGGAATAAAAATCGAAATCTGACGACCGATAGATGGATCGTAATAGACTTTCTTAAACGCTGAACCTGCTGATGGCAGATTCCACAGCATTCTCTCGTGCTCGTTGCGGAACTCAGGCATCTTTTCTGTGAGCTGGTAGTTCATATCCATCTCAACACGCTGCGCTGCTTCTACTTTTTCACGGGTTTCTTTACCAATGATCTGTGTCTTTACTGGGCCTTTAGCTGGAAAAGTCTCCATGATGGCTTCAGCTTGAAAACGCACGACCGCCTCAGTGATCATTGGGTGGAACACACCGCAAGCGCCGTCCCATGGTTCTACTCTTTCTTCAAACTTCAAACCAAGTAGCGTAATACCATCTTTGTACATCTGCTCCCAGTCTTTGCGGGAAGCTAGGTCATTATCAATATCGCCAGACAACTCGGAAGCTAAAGACTCTAAATCACCGGCATCCATTACGTCAGCTAAGTTCTCATTAAACTCTTCGCTGCCGTCTTCTTCATCCATTTTCTCGATATCAAGCTCAAAACCGCCCGCACTAATGTGCATCGACTCTGGATCTTCAACTTCAATCTCAATATCTGGTTCCTGATTTTGCGTCAGTTCTTCTAAACCCTTGGGTGCTTGGTATAAGCCCTTATCAATTGCCATAATGTATCCTATTTAAAAGCTGGACCTGAAGCCCAGCACGCTGCAGTGTATCGTGTGCCGCTATCAACGGCAGTAACGCGGTGTTCTAATACTGACGGAAAAACTATAATGGTGCCCTTCGGCATTTTTTCCGGTAGTAGCGCTATTTTAAATTCAAATACGCCACCTTCATAGCTCTCGGGGTCACTTAAGAACGCTACTGCCGATAGTTTACGCTGTTTTTTGTCTTTATCGGGCACAAAACTGTCAATATGCCAATCATAATGGCCGCCTGCCTCGTATTTCCCTACCTGAATCTTCTCAAACGAGTCGACATCAAAGTTCCAACCCGCTTCTTTGTTAGCTAAGCTGGTAAAGGTCTGCATCATGCAACCAAGTGGGGTGTACGGTGTAGTAAAAGTAACTTCCGTCTTTCTAATTTCATCATCAACAAACAGATTCTCGTTGTCTTTCGACAGCTCTGCGGCAAATTTATCCTTCCATGGCGCAGTTTTAACCATGTAATCGCATAGAGGAGAGGAAATTACGCTTGGATATACCCAAAAAAAGTTATTTAACATCAGTAATACGCCGCCTTTCGTCTGTATTTATAGGTTAAGTCATCTTTTTCATCAGTATCTAAACTAACAAACCCACCATTTCTGTACCGCATAAGCGCTTGGCTCACCGTATCCACATAGTCATCATGCTCGCCGACTGGGAACGCTGCTACTTCTTCTATTACGTCCTTGGCCCACCGCCTATCTGGAGCCCAGACTATACCTGAAGCGAACAAGTCTGTAATGGAATTAACACGGGCAATTTTATCGTTGCCTCTAGATGGGTTTGTTTCTTGTACGGGTAGCCCCATCCGTCTAAGTTCTTGTATCAACGGGCCTCCGCTGGCCTTTTTCTCGATTATGAACGCATCAGGCTGCCACTCGTTATAGTGTTTGAGCGCTACCGCCTTTAGTTCTGGGAATGTCATCCGATCTTTAAAAGCATCTAGCAGGATTAACTGTGGGGCGTTGCCCTCTTCCTCGTTATACCAAACACCCCATGTTGTGCAGGCGCTGTAGTCAGATGTTGTCTTTGTTTCAAACGCCGTATCCCAAGACTGAATAATGTATTCGCAAGTGGGTGGGTCTTCTGCTTCCCAGATTCTCCAGTCGCTTCGTTTTATCAGGGCGCTCGTGTCGCCTGTGGGGTTTTGCATGTACTGGGCGTTCCAGTACCGTGGGTCCATCTGAAGACGCTTTGCTTCTAGTTGTTCGAGTGGCCACTGCTCAGGCCAGAGACTTTTACCAGATGGGAGGATGGCCGGCAGTTCTACTACTTCCCATGGTTCTGCTTC